TTACCATCTCCGATAGCGGAAGTAGTAAATACCGGGTAGCCTAAAATCATATCGTTTTCGCAAAGAAAGCGGCCGCTGCCTGCGTCTACCTTGACATCGCGCAGCTCTGCCTTCATCGCCTCAGTCATTACCCAGCACGGCGCCTTAAGGTCGATAACTGCTGCTACAGTAGCTACCATTTTCAATAACTCCTTACGTGTCGGCACAGCTGCGGCAAACTCGGTAGCATTCTTGTATGCTTCTACAAGCGGTCCTACTACCTTGCGGTCTTTCTCTGTCTTATCAGCGGCTGTGTATTTGCCTGTGACATCAAAAAGAGAGTCGTTAATAACGTCGATAACTGCGGCTGGTGCCTCAGATTTAACCACATTCTCTACGATACCTTCGCTGTCCTCCAGCTCTTCCTTGGTTACCGGGATAGCAATACCCAAACGCGCGCCTGTCATTTCAAGCTTAGAATAGTCAATAGCACTATCTACCAGGCGCTCTGCCTCATCGGCAAACTGCGCTACAGCTTTGCCGTGCAAAGGCCAGCGCAAAGTACCTGCCAAACCTGTACGGATAGTCATACCCAGCTTGTCCCATATCAAGCCCTTACGGATTGGCTCGATCATTTCCTGCTGACTTACCGGGATAATACCGGTATCAGCCAAAGCAGCGGTAGTCTGCGGCGTTACCTCGCGCATCAAAGCTACTGTTACCTTCTGGTTCTTTTGCAGAAGATTCTCACGCAGTACGGCGTCAGTATCTACAGCCGGTAGGTCGTGGCTCTGAGTTGCAGCGTATGCCTGCATCTTCATAGTTAAATACTCGTTCTCGCGGGTGAGCGCCTTAAACTCTTCGGTTTCGGCCTCTGTACGCTCGCGTGTTTCCTTCTCGCACGCCTCCGCGATCTCGTTAATTCTCTCGCAGTTGCTCTGGTACTTATTTACCAGTTCACGGACATTAATCTGTTTGTCGTCCTTCTTTCCTTTAATCATACGAAAATCATTAAACGTTAAACACTTATTTTACGCGAAGCGGTGCGGCGCATTTCTTGCACTTGTTCGCGGATATTCTTTGCTTTAGTCTCGGCGGGGCGACGCAGCTCTTTAAAAAGTTCGCGCGCCTCGGCCTCTACTGAGGTATCAGGGTAGGCAGGGTCAGCTGCCAGCGTAAAGTCGTAGATACCCGTAATAACATTGACTGTATAGGTTACTACGGTCTTATCATTAACGCGCTTTACATCTCGGCTCACATAGCCGCTGTCGTAATAGTGGGTGCTGAACATAAAGCTACAGCCGGCTATATCGCCACGTCGTACCAGTTCCAGCGCCTTATCGCCATCAGCTGTATTAGGCGCCTCGAACTCAAAGGCTACGCCCTTATCGTCTACGCTGTACTTTAGCGTTCCGGTGCCTTTGTTGCTACGCGCCAGAATTAGCTGGCGATTGTGAAACATGGTCATTTTAATATCGCAGGCGTCCAGCAGCTCCTTAGTAACGGCACTTGGTGCAATTACTTCGCGCTCTTCTTCGTCGTCATACTCATACATAGGCGCCGAAGGCACGTTAAAAAGGATAGCGTAGCCGGTAATAGTTCTTCCGCCTTCGCCTTCCTCGTTAGCTTCGCGTACGTGCAGCTCTGCCGCCGTGTGAAGCATACGCGTAATTAATGCGTCTTTATTCATTTTCTTGCGGTTCTTTATCCGTCTCCGGTTCTGTGTCCTTCGTCGGTGTGGTATTACTTGTAGGTGCCGTAGCTGCGCTACTCTCTGTTATGCCCTTAAGGTTAGCCGACACTAGTACGGTGTCACCACCTTCTACGGCGGGCTTATTCTCTTCACGGCGCCACTCATTTACGGTATATAAACCTGCTGCGATAGTCTGTGCCTGGTATTTAATACGGCTGTCAAGATCACAAGCATAAAGCCCACGGCGGTCAAACTGAAATTTACGCTTACAGCACAGCGACTGTGGCACCAGTTTACGGTGCAGTTCGTTCTCGATCCTACGCAGCAACGGGTTTAAAGTATTGCTTAAAAATGCCACATTGGCCATCTCAGCGCTTTTGTAATTGTTGCTTGTATCGTCGAAGACAAAGCTAGGGTGTACGCCAAAGAAACGGCAAATATCGCGTACGCTAAATTTGCGGGTTTCCAAAAACTGCATATCCGTACTACTCAGTGATAGCGGGCTAAATTTTGCCTGGCCCGGTATGGATACAATACGCGCACCTGTTCTAAACTGCTCATCCAGGCTCTTTGCTGTCTTGCTCAGCTCGTTGTCCTGGTACTCGCCAAAGCCTCTCACGCTGGTATCATTCGTAATGATACCGCGGACGTTACCGCCATTAGCGAAGCGGTTTAATGTCTCCCGATCTCCGGTACTGGCTATATTCATCGCTACGCGGGCGTAGGTTAGTGTAGACAAACCCACTTTACCGTCGCGTGTAAAGTTCTTGATATGTATAATATCTTCCTCGGCAAAAGTTCCATATACGCCAGCCTGTACGTCTATTACCGTATAGGTGTCAGTCAGCGTGTTATAGGCTACAGCTGTCGGACTTACCAGCGCCAGTCGTGATATATCCATAGTGGCTGCATCATACACCGGCACAATATAGGCGTTACCTTCCAGAAGTAAGTACTGTACTATCTGTCGCCAAAAGTCGAAGGCAGACAGATACGGGCACGGCTGCACTGTCAGCAGATAATGCAGACGGCTGTTTAGATCCTCGACAAAAATACCGTCTTTGGCGCGTAAATACTGCATTGGCAAATTAGCCACGCTGTCAGCTAAAAGATTTACGCAGCGATAGACGGCAGCCACGCTCAGGGCGCCCGCGTTGCCGTTTACCCATAGGTCTACGGCACCAGCTCTCGGCCCGTTGTTCGGGTCGGAAGTAGCGGCGTCAGAAGCGCTGCGCTTGAAAATGTTTAAAAAGCTGCGTACTATTCCCATCTTAATAACTGTTTCTACCATTCGTAGATACCGCAGTTTTTGGTACCACTTTTAGCCCGCTATCGCTCATAGTCGATAAATAATCTTAAGCACATAAGTTTCGTAATAACGCCGTCTATCTTCTGGCTGTGCTTTCTCTTCACCGGCTTACAATTTTCCAGCTTATCGGTATCTAGTACTGCATTGCCGAAGCAGTAGGAATTTATCGGGTTATCGTTGATAAATATATGCCCAGTTTTGGCTCCGTGCTCAAAGGATTCTACGGGCGCCGTAAACGTGCCGTACGTCTGTCGTACACCTCGTATCACGTTACCCGCTCCGGAAGCGGCCAGCATATTAATTACTTCTTGGCTCTTCCAGGGGTCGTATCCTATGCCCAGTATGCGTGCGTGCTCGTTGAGGTACAGCACGTAGCCCACTATCTCGCGATAGTCGATAACATCGCCAGCTGTCAGGTGTAGATAGCCTTTGGCTGCCCACGTCCTGTATAACTTCTCATTGACATGGCCCGGCAGCGCTCCTTCGGGGAAAAAGTACGCAGTGTGAAAATAGAAGCTCTTCTGTGTCTTGTCGTAAATACCCATAGTGACAGCGCTAAAGTCGTCGCTTTCGCTCAGGTCTATAGCCACCATCGCGTCCGGTCGGCCCTTCAAAGCGTCTATAGGCATAGGCCTACTAATATGGCGTGCCAGTGTACTACTTATCCAGCTACGCTGCTCATTCTCGGAATATACATTAAGTAGCTTTGTCCGAAAAGCTAGCATAGCCTCTGACCCATCGCGCAGCGCCTTCTTATACTCCTGCCTGTAAAACTCTATGCTTACCGTAATACCTAAATGCGGGTGCACCTTATACCACGTGGCCTCATCATCTTCGGCGTCGTTAATATCAGGCTCGAAGATATGCGCAAATAGGCTGTCGTCTTCATAATCTCCCAGCAGCACGGACTTATAGCCCTGTAGCATTTCGTAAAATGGTCCGTCGAAGACATCGGACGCAGTGGTAATTATAGCTGTCAGCGGGTTTTCTCGGACGCCCATAGACGTAGTTAATACGGTCAGCAGTTCGCTGTCCTTCGCCTGGCTGAACTCATCCATAATTACCGTACTGGCGTTAAGTCCATCTTTAGTACGTGCATTGGCCGTCAAGCACTGAGCAAAGGCACTACGATCACGGCGGCGGCTCTTTATCATCTGCTCGTTAACTGTGTATCTTCGCTCCTTCGGATCCAGGCGGCGGAAGCAGCCGCGGATCACGTCGAAGCACTTCTTTGCCTGGTCTGAACTGTTTGCGCCGGTATAGCATTCTGCGTTCGCGTCGCCGTATAGTACGTCGTAGATAGCCAGGGACGCAGTACTAGTGGTCTTGCTAAATTTACGCGGCACATATAGCACTACTTCTCGGACTACCCGGTGCCCGTTATGCCAGAAGGCAAATATACTGGTAAACTGAAAGCATTGCACCGGGGTTAACATATAGCGCTGCTGTCCTTTCTTACCGGGGAAATATAGGCTTTCGTAAAAGTCTATAAACTGCTGCACCTCTGTTACGTTAATGCCGTAGCGGTCGCACAAATCGAAAAAGCGCGCTACGGCCAGCTGCTCGTATAGGTTGTGTGCGTCAGGGTTAGCGGCTACGTTCCGCACGTAGTCGTCCAGCCTGCTATCCACACTTGATAGCCGGTACCTGTCTATATCCATACTGGCCAGCTTAGCCGTAACATCCAGCTTAGCCTGTAGCAGCCTGTCTTTCTCTTCTTCGGTCATTCTCTGTATTCTATCGTATCTATAGCTTTGCGCAGTATCTTCTCGCATCGCTGTATTAGCTCCGGGCGGCCTATCTCATAGTCGCCCACGTAGCCGTCCATAATCTCGTCCAGCCTTTCTATCTTCGGGTTTATGGTCGTGGCACTTATGCCTGTCTTCTTCTCCAGGTCTTTATCGACATCACGGCAGAAGCTCTTAAGCAGGCGCACCAGAAGGATAGCGCAAAGTGCGTCCGTCCTCATTTCGTCATGCTCCAGGCCCGCGTAGTTTTTTTTCAGCTCGTTGTTAATGGTGTGCCACATTATCTGCAAATCGAAGCCAAAGCGGCTCATAAACTCATCGGTACAGTTGCGGGCGCCCTCCAGGTGTGCTGTATCGACACTACGGCGCAGATAATTATAGTAATCTTCCTTCACCATCTTAACGGCTCGGCTGAGCTTCTTTACTTCGTCTATCCTGTGAGCTGCACAGTACGCCAGTACGCGGTCTATATACAGCCAAATAGTGTTAGCTACTATCACGGGCACATAGGCCATACGCAGGCGCGTTTCCTGGTCGTAGTAGTCAGCCAGTCGGGGCTTACGTTCCTTGCCTGGTAGCGGCGGAAGGTAGCCCATCTCTGCGATACGTTGAAACATACGCAGTTCGGCTGCCTGTAATTCGGTCATTGTCTCAGCTGGCATGGTTCAATCCTCCGGCTTTAGTATTACTGGCTTGGTACGCTTTTTGGTCAGCTTCCTAGTGAGGTCTGCCAGCGGGTCTTCGTCTGTTTCGCCGGCCAGGTCCTCCGCAGTGAGGCCTAAAGACTTCATCTGCCGGGTGATCATATCCTGCGCATCCTTCGCTATCTTAAAAACTGGGTGCGGCGCCAGCTTTTCGCCGTAGCGTGTGCGCTCCCATACCGTTGTCTCTTCCAGCCCGTCTATCTGGTCGTTAGCCAGCTCCAGGTTACGCATGGCGCTAGCCAGTGAGTGTATCTGCATAGTTAGGCTGCTACTGTAGATCTTGTGGGCCTTCATGGCCTTTACAATATCCTTTTCATAGTCTGCTACTTTTTTAGCCATATTTTAATATATTTTAAGAAATTAGTCAAAAGTTCCGCATTTTCAAAAAATTACTCCCATACTCACAAAAGGGGGGGCGAGGTTTAAAGGCACCCACCCGTCCTAAAAAAAATAGGCCCGGTAGTATTTAACCTTAACACTTTTTAAAAGAATTTTGCAATAACCTGCGCTACGTGGTTTTCGTTACGTCGTTGCGTCGCAGCCTTGCCACTCCTCCCCAGCTCAATATGCCTACGCACGTGGCAGTCGTGGCATAGTGCCCGCAGGTTGTGTGGGTCATACATACGCTGCCTCTTCTCGGCATAGTTATATGCTTCTTCTACCGGTTGCACATGATGTACTTCTGTGGCAGCTGTTATTAGCTGCTTCTCCTGGCAGTCCTCACAAAGTGGGTGTGCTGTCAGTACTTCTTTGCGCAGCCTCAGCCATCGCGTCGTATGGATCAGCTGTATATAATCCTTGTCTTTAGCCATAGTTATGTACATTTACGGTTTATATGTTTCTTAGGTACTTCACCTGCTGGCGTTGGTTGCACGTGCCCCAAATCATCAAACATAGCGTCTATATACTGCCCGTCGTCGTCCGGCAGGTCGTAGCGTCTTTTATCCGCCGCCTCCATTCGGTCCAGTAGTATATGCGCAAAGGATACCAGCAGCTCACAAGCATTTTTAAAATTATATTCTGCTGTTAGCTGCTGTAATTTTTCGTAGGTCTCAGGATCTACCGATACGTTTATACGTCTTCTACTCTTCATATTTCCGAAGCAAATAATTAAGACTATCTAATAAACTTTGCTGCACTCCTTTTTTGCCCTCCAGGGCTGCCGCTGCTCTTTCGTCCACAGTACCTGCGCAGATCAGCTTATACACCATAACGGGGTACTGTTGTCCCTGTCTGTGTAGTCGGGCATTAGCTTGCTGGTAGTATTCCAAATTAAAGCCTGTGCCAAACCATACTATATAGTGGCCTCCTTGTTGCATATTCAAGCCGTAGGCAGTACTTGCAGGGTGTGCCAGAAGTACGTCTATATTACCGTCGTTCCAGTCGTTTAGGTCCCTTTCTCCGTTGTAGGTTCGTACCTTATAGCCTTTCAGACGTGCCGTAATGCGTGGTATATCATGCTTAAACTGGTAAAAGACTAATACATGGCTGCCGTTAGCCGCCTCTATTATCTCGGCCAGTCGGTCCAGCTTCTCTGCGTGGATTTCGTGTGCCTGCTTATCCTCATCATATACGGCGCCATTAGCAAACTGGCTTAATTTGTTCATCAGGCCGGCGGCGCTCTGCGCCAATACGTTTGCCGGTTCCTCTCCGTGTTCGGCCTTAAACTCTAAAACCTTGTTTTTTTCAAACTTCGCATAGGCTGCCATAGTCTTAGCCGTTAACTCTACTTTCTCTTCGTGTACTATCAGGTCGGGCAGTTGCAGATAGTCTCTAGCTTGCATCGACAAACAAATATCTGCTATCTTGCTGCGTATTATATCTTCGCAGCCCTTCTTAACGTTGCAGCGCACTATTATGTTATTCCACTTGTGGGTCTCAAAATATGCGTCTCGATATTTGGTCACTGAGTGACCCAGTCTCTCGCCCTGGTCTATACAATACATTTCAGCCCATAGATCCATCAGCCCGTTAGGTGCCGGGGTGCCCGTCAGGCCGATTATACGCTTTACCGAAGGCAGCGCTATGCGCATGGCTTTAAAGCGCTCAGACTTGGAAGACTTAAAGCTGGTTAGCTCGTCTATCACCATAGCGTCGAAGGGCAGCTGACCTCCGTATTTACCCACAAGCCATACGAAGTTATCGCGCCCTGTTACGTAAACGTCCGCTTTTGTCGACAGCGCTATACAGCGCTGCTTCTCTGTTCCCAGTACCTTTACCACTTTGAGGTCGTGCAGATGTTCCCACTTCGCGGCCTCAGTGCTCCACGTGGTCTCTGCTACCTTCTTGGGCGCCACCACCAGTACGCGGCTTATTTCCGCATCGTCTATCAGCTGCTGTATGGCTGTAAGCGTTGACACTGTTTTTCCCAGCCCCATATCCAGAAATAGCCCGCACTTAGGTTTGTCGATTATCCACTGCATGGCGGTACGTTGGTAGTCATACGGTTTATAGATCATATCCCAGGTCCTCCATAATTGCGTTAATCTTTTCTTTGCTATCCGCTACGTAAACGTAGTGGCCTATCTTTGCCAGCTGAGCTATCCGGACCCGCTGTAATTTCGTCGTTGATTTCCCGGTGCTTTTCAGTTCCACCCAGACAGTAACGCCACCAGGTAGCAGCGCTACTCGGTCGGGGTATCCTGATGTATTGGCATTGCTGTATTTTAGGCACACGCCGCCCAGATGTTCTACTGTCTTACATAGGTAGCGCTCTATTGATTTTTCGCTACGATCTGCGTGTTTTACTATATCGTCTATATTCTTCATCGCTTACTTAATTTTTTGGCTTTGTAAACGATGTAAACAATGAAACAAGAAATTCCAAAGACTTTTGGACTTATGCGTATATACGTAATAATATACGCGTATATACGCCCATTTAGTAGTAATACATATATATTCTAATTAAATATATAACTTTTTTTGTTTACATTGTTTACAATGCCTTTTATCTATTGATTTTCAGTTAATTAGATGTAAACAAAACTTGTAAACAAAGTTGTAAACAAAAAATTTTGTTTACGTTTACAGCTAAACTTCGTTTGTTGGTTTTTGCCTTCATTTACCCTGTTTTTGTTTACAATCAGTTTTTTGTTTACATACTTTGTTTACATTTTCGGCGCTTAAATCGTCGATCGGTTGAGGCTTAAAATCGTACCACTTTATACCGCGTTTTTCTAGCAGTGTAGCTCTTCTGGTATGCTTGCCCCAGTAGGCTATCCGTAGATTTTCATCTATGATATAGCCACGCTTTTTGAGGTACCAGCGCTTTAATATCTTATCTCTGTCGGTGCGATGTACGCGTAGCTTAGTTTTCTGAGGAAGGCCGAAGACATACCGGGC